TGTTCTCCTATATCGTTTACCTCTACTAAAACAAATGCTTGATTGTATGCTCTTGCTACCTCGTATATTTTTGCAGGGAACAACAACGGTTTTAACTCATTATCTCTAAACTTTGCAACAACTTTGTAAGGCATCTGTGATACATCCACCACTACGAATGCAGAGTAGTCGTTTGCAGTTCCCCTTGATACGTCTGCACACAGAACATACGTCTTTCCTTCCTCTGGTGGCTCGTGAACGTCAAGACCAGCATTTGACTGTTTTGGTTCTCTGTACGGCATCGTTCTGAGTTTTGCCGGTGATATAAGTGTGTTGATAGAACCAAGAAACTCGCACTCAAACTCTGTGTTGAATTGAGCTTCAGAGGTATTTTTGATGGTCTCTGCTTTCCACTCCTCATCTCGGCCAGGCACCTCACTCCAGTGAACCTCTATCGGCACATAAGAGTTTCTACCCTCCTCTGCATCCACCCATAACTTGTAGAACATGTTCATGCCATGCGGAGTGGATACGATCATCACCTTCGTGGTTTTACCAGAAGATATCGTAGGATACACTGAACTAAAAAATTGCTCTGCTACGTTAGCTGGGACATAAGCAAACTCATCAAGGAATATAATATTATAAGAACCCCCACGCACAGCACTAGCGCTTGTAGAAGACGCCAAAATTTTACTACCGTTCTCAAGTTCTAAACTCCCTTTGTTCCAAGACATAACTCCTTGTTGTAACCACTTGGGTAAGTGTTCATATGCAAGTTGTAGTCTACCCAGAAGATCACGAGCAGTTGCAGCTTTGTTTGCAAGTATCGCAACATTCACAGTTGGGTTGAATAAAACATAGTGTAAAAGATAAGCAATGATAGTAGTGGACTTTCCAGACTGCCTCGGCAGTTTACAGATGGTGAAACGATTACTATGGAAAGTTCCCACCATCTCTTTTTGAAAGTCGTACATGTCAAAGGGTACAAGACCCTCATCAAGAGACACGATACGAATGTATGTCCTGATAAAGTATATAGGGTCTTTCATGCACTTGGCATACTCCTCAATCTGCTCTTTTGTCCACTCTTGTGTGACATTTGCTTTCTTTAGATTGGGATTACCAAGGTATACTGGGTCAGACATTATTTGTCCTTCAGAATATTTTGAAGTTCTGCTGTGCTCCCCACGAATAATGCGTTTGTGACATTCTTAGGAGCACTGTCTGGAACCTCTTTGAGTTTCTTCATTTTCTCCTGTAAGTCTCCAAGTTTTTCTGTAACCTCCGCAACTTGTTTGATAAGGTTGCCGGCAACTTCGTATGTCCTTGGGTGTTCCGACTCCTTAGCCAGTTCAAGAATTCCAGTAATTGCGTCATTTCCTCTTTCCACAAGGTTGTAGAAGTTTTGTCTTTGGTATTCATAATCGTTGTCTATGTCCTGACTCATGTCCACTACAGGAGATGCTTGACCAGTGTTTACGAGCTCCTGTGCAGGCATCTTCATTGCTGGTTTGTGTTCGTAGTTCCACGGCTCATTTTTGATCGTCTCGACATCACTTAGAATACCAAGAGCACTATCCAACTCTTTGAGAGGATCAGACATAACAATTACTCTTTATCTGTTCCAGATACAGGATCAAAGGTCTTCGCATCTTCAAAGAAAGATGTTGTTTCATTAAATCCAAAATCATCATCTGCTTCAGCATTTGAGGGCTTTGGTGTGACCTTATATCTCTGTTCTCTTGTTGGTGTTTGATCAGGCAGATTAGCATATTGATCAACTTGAACTGTCTTGATAACACCTTGGGATGTAACAGGACCATATAGATAAAACTTTGCAGTAAAGTCTAAAGTGTAGATGAGAGCTCTACGAATTTCAAAGTCGCCTTGATAGTTGTCTTCATACGAAATACTATTTAAGACAATCGGAACGTCTCTTTTGATACCCATGTCTGCCATGTCATTCACAGTTAGAGTATAGTCAGGTTGAAAGAATGGTAAAATCTGTTCAACGATTTGTAATGAGTCATCAGACTGTTTTGCCATAACGTACAACTGTATAGAAAGATTATAGGGAACAGGCATATATTGTGTGTCAAGTCTATTTGAATTTGCACCTTTTACCTTTTTAAACTTCTGCACTCTGTTTAGTTTTCTGGCAGGATCATAAGATAAGTTTTGAATTTCAAAACCAATGCGTGGTAGAGTAACTGCTACCTGTTTTGATAAGTCAGCATCCTCATTTAAACGCACAAGATATTTTTGCTGCGGGCCGTATGCTAACGGCACTTTCATTGTCTGTATTATATTACCATCGTTGTCCTTACGAACTAACTGAATATTATTAAATGTTGTCCCAAACGCAACAATAATTTTTCTAATTGTTTCGTGATAAAACTGCTGTCCTAACATAATTAACTACTCCCTACATCCCCAAACGGATTTGACTCACTAAAGTCTAATACTGTATCATCAATAGAATCAAACAATTCATTTTGAGAGCTCTTATCAGATGACATATCTCCTATTATATAGGACTCTTGAATTAAGTATTCTCCTGTCTCTGAGAGTAGAGAACCAGCCGTTGTTGTCATATCACTATCTTCTTGTGCAACAAGTTCATCTGATTCATTTTCATGAATGATACGACCAATATTAGGTTCTAATTGAACAGCATTTACTGTAGCTGTATTTGATTCCAAAGTGAACTGAAATTCAGATGAGGATGTAGTCAGTGCATCTTCAATTGCATCTATGGTATCTATACCAGTGTTCAGTTCCTCAGAACTATAATCAAATAGACGGCATCTTAATTTATATACTGGATTATTGTCCAGTTGAAAGAACGGTTCATCATGATCTACAAAATTAACTTGAAACATTTTTTTGAGAATAGGATGATAAATTGCATCACCCTCAAAGGGACGATCTGAATCCGTTGCATCTGTTTCTGACACAATATAAAAGTCGCTTCCCTCTAGGTCTGTTGTTATAGCTGCAAGTGTCCCTGCTTCTAAGAGAATAGAACCACCCTCCTCACTATCAGTTCCCGATTCGATTGTAATCTGTTTTGTTAATTCTTGAAATCTTAATTTATTTACAACGAATGTTGCTTCACTTAAATTTTGCAGACCAAACTGATTCATGATTTCTCGTTCACCAGCAAAACCACCATCTGCATTTTCCATATACATTTCTATTTTAGCTGCATCTCTATAAATAGAAAGAGAGTCCTCTCCAAAAACAGAGTCTTTAGCAACAAAAGTTCTATCTATGTAAAATACATCGTGACCGTATATCTGAATTGCTTCTGCAACCAGATTACTATAAAGACTTTGTTCTGTAGCAACTGCTGCTACGTTACTTGTGTGAAAATGTTTATTAACAGCCATTCCATTACCCTATCATATAATTTATTGGTAATTCAAAAGCCATCTGTATCTGCTCCTCTAATTTGTTTTGCTCTTCAATTGCTTGTGAGTAGATCGTTTCTCCGTTCATTGTGACTCCACCAAGCATAGCAACACCATTAAACTTGGAGAGATTTGATCCCCACTGCTTTTTGATCAATGAGGTTGCATATCGTTTTAAGTAAATATCATCATAGATATCAGTAAAACTATTTGGATCAAGCTTGCGATAGCACTCTATAATTATATACTCACCAGCAACCATATCATTTTGCCAGTCCATATCTAGATAGAGACGGTTCTGGTGCTGATTAAAACGTATCGGAACCTCACCCACTAGAATATGCTCAAGAAAATCTAAGTGTTGCATTGTCTGCTGATAATGCATAACAGAAGTTGAAGAAAAATCATATAGATCATTCAGTCGTAATTGATAACGCACATCAAAAAGACTTCCTCCCCCACCAGTATCAGTGAGAGGAAATACTTTTACAACAGCAACAACTGCATCAGGTACAGGTATGAACCCTTTACCCTCTGACCAATCAGCAGATATAGAATTATCAGTTTTATCTGTGACAGAGGCTGTTGTATTTGTTATACCTCTATCAAGTTCTGCTTGAGTTATCTGGTGTTTGAGATACATTCTCTCAATACCATCATAGTGATACTGAGCAAAATACTGTAGTGCCTCGTCTAGACGGTCATCAACTTGGTCATCGGACACATTGATATCAATAACTCCATCACCAAGAGCACGTAAACAATATGATTTCAGAGTTGCTTTCGTAGAAGGTATAGCCATGTTACAATCCTTTCTACATATTTATAAATTATATTATCCTGTATTAAATTGATGTGCCAGGAGTTTCGCCAGCAAAAGGGTGCTCAGCAAATGCCATATAAATGAAGGTCTTGGCATCTACATTTAAGTTACCCTGAGAAGTTCCAGAACTTTGAAATTTAAACCCATTACTCAAAAAATCTGGGCCGTTTGAGCCCATGCTAGCATCCTCTGTTTCAGGCAAATCTAAAGTTAAGTCTAAATCTTTAAGGTTGTTTGGTTCACGCACATTATCATAAATCAACCAACTTTGAGCAGACTGATCAATACCTTTGCATAAAAGCCACTGAGGCTTAAAACCTATATTAACTAGGGGCCCATCAGATGCATCTCCATTGCCTTCATAAGAGCCAAACTTCGAATAGCCAGGAATTTCTGCAAAGAAATATGCTATATACGCAGCATTATCATTTACGTTCGCATCAGACGAACCGCCTGTTTGAAGGGTGCAAGTATTTGCATTGAATGTATCAACATAACCAGCACCAAATGTATTTGTTTCTGCATCATTAACGTCAAGTTGAGCTCCCCGACCACCAGAAATGCCGTTTGTAAGACCATTATGATGGATTGTCCACTGACTTGTGTTTCTCTTACGAAACCATGCCATGCCCGGTGTGGTTGATAACCCATGAGCAAGAGTAGCACCGTCAGTTGCATTGCCTGTATAACTAACTATGGAAAATCCTGCTGTAGAATTGATTGATGCTCTTGTTGGATAAATATCTGCACTTGGAAATGCTGTGGTTGATGCAACACCATCACGGAAAACACTATTATTTGTTGGAGTCTGGCCATCAGTATTATCTGCTGTTGGGGCCCCTCCAGCTCTCCAGTGCCAAGCAACGTAAGTTCTGCCTGTGTTATTGAGATCGCCTGTATTTCCTGCTCCAGTAAATGCAATTGTTCCTTTTCCACTACTTGAACTAAAAGTTATACCATCTGAGTTTGTATCTTCCGCACCACTATCAAATGTTGCTAATCCTTTATCACTACCCCGAACAGAATCAAAAGCATTTGCACCATTACCAAAGTTTCTATCTTTTACTATTACCCAATCAGGAGTAAACCCTGCTGTATCTCCAGTAAAACGAGTTCTTTGAGTTATGGTTTGACTACTACTATTACCAGAGTGAATTGTAGTTTGCATATGATTATTACCGTCAGGAATAGCTGGAGCAGCTGATGAATACAAATTTGCAGCAGTTATCTCTTTGAATCCTGTAGGTGCAGCATATGTAAATGTGGTTTCCCCAAACTGAACTTCAACTGTTCCAGCTGAGGCATGAGCATGTTGAAACATGGGTACAACAAATCCTGTTAAGTTATCAAACGCTTCACCTGCATTTGCAAAAGTTCCATCACTGCTATCGTACCATGTATTATTCACCCCAAAGTATATCTTACCTGCTTTAACTGCTACTTGAACATAATGATTCAAAGAAATTCCACCGTTTCCACCTGAGTCCCATGTTCCATTTGCAATACCAGAAGTATTAGTAACATTACCGTTACCACAATTAAAAAACCAACTGCCTGCATTTGTTGCATCATTTGTAGGCGTATCATTGGCATGATCAACCGTGGCAACTCCAACAGCAAATGCACCGATTGTGCTGCTGGTGGTGGTTGGTCGCATAATAAAGTAATAACCAGCACTATCCTGTGAATCAAAAGCAATTGATCCTACAGGCTGAGAACCATCAGTACCATCAGTAACTGCCGTTAAATTTCCTTTTGAAAATGTTCCAGTTTCGGGATGTAGTGGTGACATCACTGCATAATTTTTAGTAGGACTATCGTTTGATTTTGTAACTGCCATTTTTTTATCCTTCCTCTCTAGTTATTTGCCCAGTCATTTCCATTTCCACTAGCATCATCTCCAAGATCACTGCCAGAAGCTGCATAATTTAAGTAAAAACCATTAGTGCCAATGCCCTGTGAAGGACTAAGAGCAATAGCAAACATTCTAGGCCGACCATCTGTGGCACTGGCGTCAGGTGTACAAGTAATAGTAAAATCACCACCAGTTGACTTTGCTGAGGATGCGCCAGTATGCCGCACAGTG